CACCGTTTGATTTTGTAAATTGTGCCATTTGGAAATTCCTTTAAATGTTTTGAATCCTACTGATTCATACTATTATTTATTCCTGATGCAAAAAAATCCAGGATTTGGTTATTAAAATCCTGGATTTTTGTAATATAGTTGCACTTTTTACGCTGGTGCCTTTTGTTTACGTGTTTTTAATTTTTGTTGACGGTTAGCTATAGTTTGGTCTGTATTGGTTGGAACTGTGTCAGACTTAACTCTAGGTCTACGTTTTATATTTGGATTGTTTCTACTCTTTGTATTTACTACCCCTAATCCAGTGTTTTGAACTTTTCCACCTGTACTTGTCTTTGTTGTAGTTGATGGATTAGTAACGCCAGTCTGTGTTAGTTGTTTGCCCATTTGTGCAAAAGCATTTGCACCAGCATCATATCCTGTTGATTTAGCTGTAGTAGAATTTCCTAATTGTTTTTCAATATAAGATAATATTCTTTGTTTGCCTTTTTTATCTAGTTTACCCAACAATCCTATTGCTTGTTTGTAGGGAGTAGCAGTAGTTGTTTGATCAGGGATAGTATCACTAGTTGGTTGTACAGTTGTTGTAGGCGTTGTTGTAGGTTCGGTCCTGATAGTAGATGTTGGTACTGTATTAGCCGTAGCTGGTGAGGCTGTAGTTGTATCCGATGCAGATGCACTTTTTCCTAAACCTTGTTGTATTCCTGCCGCAAAAGAATTAGTTGCAGGTTGTGTTGTATCTGCGTCTGCTGTATCTGTTGCATTATCTTGATTACTGTAGGAAAAAGCATATCCTAAATTAGCCAACTTAGTAAGTGCATCTTTATTTCTTGGATAAGTACTTTCAATTTCATTTGCAAGAGTTGTTACTTGTGTTTGTACTTGAGAAGGTATAGTTTGAATTTGTAAATATTTTTTAAAAAATCGTTGAATGAAATCACTTATTGATTGCTTGGATGCTACTGCTTCATCAATATTAATAACACTTTCTAAAATATAGTCTAATTTAGCATAAGTTGATTCTTTAAATAAATTTGCTTGAGCAGCCTGTTGTTTTTGTTTTCTAATATTAGCAGCCTGAATCGCGGCTTGATCGGCAGGTAACTTGCTAACCGGAGACATTTGTGCTTGAGCAGTTGTCCCCGCTACTTGCTGTTTATTTTGTCTGATATTTGCCGCTTGTACGGCTGGTTGATTAGCTGGTAGTTTAGTAAACGGAGCCATCTGTGATTGAGCATTTGCGGCAGCATCTTTTTGTTTAGCTTGTCTTATGTTACCTGCTTGCACAGTTGGTTGATTAACTGGTAGTTTACTAACTGGGGCCGCAGTTTTATCTATATTTTGTTGTGCAGCCTTTTGTAATCTTATACGTTTTTGTTCAGGGGTTTCTCCTGCAGGAGCTTGTTGTGTAGTAGTTGATTGTGTAGATGAAGTTGGTGTAGTTGGTTGTGCAGGTGTTGCAGTGGGTTGTCCGCCCTTTATTTTAGGATCTACTAATCCGCCCTTGATAGCACTATCCAAATCAGCACTTGCTCTACCTATCATGTTACTGATGAATATATTCTTAGCCATTTTATCTTGTACTGACAATTGGTCGGACCCAGTTTTACTAAATGGATTTAGTCTATTGCCTGTTTGCTGTAAAGCTGCGGCTCCATAGTCTCCGAATGCCTGCGATAGGTCTAGTTCATTCAATTGTTTAAATTCATTCAGTTTCACGGTTTTTCCTTAAAGATTTTGCAAATCTTGTTTGATCTTTGCTTTTGATAGCACTTAAAAGTTTCTTTTCCAGAAGTTGGGCTTTTTCCTCAGGATAATGACGATTAATCATTTCAATTAAATGAATTGCACTAACAATAATATTGTGGGCACGGTTTTCAATAACGTGGGAAGTATCACGATTATTTCCAAGTGCTTCTAATTCCTGCAAAAGGGAGCGGGTTTGTTTTTGCATATGAGTATCCTAATAGTATTTATCAAAATTGGGTTTAATTATATTTTAAGATATCTCTACTTTTTTAATGAATTTAATAATGTTTTAAGTTTTGATCCCTGAACATCTGCTAATGTGCGTTTATTATCAGGTTCTAATATTTCCCCTGTAGCTTGATTAATAATAGTATCAGAAGATGCCAATGTAGACTGTGGTTTTAATCTAGTCATAATATCATTTGGACTAGGACTAGGTCTGAATTTTGATTGTTGTTCGGCATATCCATCTGGATCAGTATCTGTTATTCGCATAGTTTCAATGTTATATTCCAAATCAATCTTTTGTCCTACTCCAGTAGAACTACGACTTTTCATACATTGAATTTGATATTGACCACGTTCACGCATACTACGACTTGTAAAGATACCGAACACATTATCCGCTGTGTTAATCTTACTGATACCACCTGCAATGTGACTATGATCAAATTCAATTTCTTCAACTGCACTACGATTTAATTGACTTGCAGTAACCATAAGAATACCTAATTCTTTTGCTAAGTTACGTAATTCTTCACTTACGTATTTGTCTTTGATAAACTGATCGTTAGGATTTACCTTGACACTAACTGGCATAACCAAATCAAGATAATCAATCATTACAAAGTCAACTTTGATACCAGTTTGAATCTGCACTTCTTTTAAGTATGACCTAATATCATTGACATTACTTTGTGCAGGCAAACCCTTAACACGATACTGTCCTGATTTTTTACCTGCCATCTTTACTTTAAGTTCAGTATTGTCAATATCTTTACGAATATCTCTAGTACTCATCATGGTCAACATGGCATCAGTTCTCAATGAAGTTAATTCTTCACTCAATTCTAAACTGATATAAACACCACTGAGTCCCTGTTGTAACCAATTCAATGCAATGTTCATCATAACTAATGATTTACCTGAACCACTACCACCAGCAAAGATATTCAATTCACCACGACTGAATCCACCATATAATAATTTATCAAGTTGCGGCCAACCTGTACTTACTTGTCCACCTGAATTGAAATACTTGTTAATACGTGCTTTAGGATCAGCAAAGTAATCAGTACCCATGTCTCGTTGTAAGCTAATCTGTACTGCATCTTTGATTAGTTTTTCAACAGGACCAAAGTCACCCTTCTCTAGCATATCGGCTGATTTAAGAATCGCTCGTTCTAGTTCTTGTCGTTTTGTAAATGATTCAAACTCAGCGAGAAACCATTCAGTGTGTTTGTCACCAAAATCTTCAATGGCATCAAGCTGAATGCCTGTAGTTGCATTGATTTGTGTACAGTCGGGTAACAAACTATATTTTTCACTATACTCCTTCATAAACTCTGCTACAGGTCTTAGTGACTTGTCAAAGTTTTCCGGATTCATTATGTTCATTACCCGTGTATATAATTCTGCGTTTGTAATCATCATACGCAAAAAGAGTTTTTGAACCTCAGTATTATAATCCTTTAACAATTTTTTTCCTCTGCATTTCTATTTTAATTTTACTATTTGTTGCACTATGAAGTATACTTAGTAGGGTAGGCAATTTGCCATATTTAACTACTGCATCATTCACATCTTTTATGTCAGTATCCCATTCAGGTAGACTAACTTGATATCCCAATTCTAATGCCCTATCACACATTTTTAACCCAGTCTTATCACGATCTGGTACAACAATAATTTGTTTGTTTAATGTGCTTAGTAGTTGTGCTTGATCATTACTAATTTCATCATGCATGACTGCTACGCCATCGATACTTAGTGCATCAAATATACCTTCAGTTAAGATACAAACAATCCATTCAGGTTTCTGTGCATCTAAATTAAAAACATATCCTGGTTGTTGTTCATTGATATATTTTGGTATTTTGTTATCTAAGAATCTACTTGTATGTCCAACTATTTTATTTTTGTATGTGTAGGGTATGATAACTCTGTTTGACATTCTACCAAATTCATTAGGAGTAATTAAAAACGGATAGTCGTTTGTATCTATCTTTCGTTTTTCTAAATAATCTACATATAACTTGTGCGCTGGATTGTTACTATCAACAATCTCACCTTCAGGTAATACATGGTCATTAAACTTTATTTTTACACGTTCTTTTTTAACTTGTGTGAAATCTAATAAGTCTTTGTGTTGTAAACTTTCTAAACTCCACCGTTGAATTTGTTCATTATCAACTCCGCACCAACTTAATAGATTACGTGTTTTTGATGTGATGCTTCTACCCAATACAAAATTGCATTTGAACCCACAATTAAAACAATGCATGGACCAATTATGACCGTCAAGTTTTACTCCGCCACGCATTCTACGATCAGGTTTATGACCAAAGTGGTTGCAACAAACTGCGTTAAAGCTAGTCCAACCTGAACTTGTTAGTTTCTTTTTACCCGGAAGTATTGATAGTATATCAAACATCTAGTCAGTATAACATATTTGTATACAGTAAATCAACAGTTGTGGTGATTTACCTAGTTAGTATGTTAGTGACTGCACCCGAGTTACTGTTGAATTCCATTCTTATGTATGGATGATATCCTTGAATAACATACCCTAGTGTATCTGTTGTATTAGAAACGGTATCAGTTGTTATAATAGGGTACCAGTCACCATCAACAATTGCTGACCCTTGAATTACAGTGTTACCATAAAATTCTTCATACTTAGTTTGGATAGTCAATACGGGATTGTCATTAGTAGAAAGCACACTAGAATAGTAAGTTAGGTCACCACTTGAGTTGCTAATGTTAGGGAATTGTTGACCACTTGGAATACTTAACTCATATGAGGCTACAAAGTTAGGTAATACACTATTAACGATATTCATTACTCCACGTGCGCCTGCATTTTGATCTACGAATACAGGGTAGTCAAATTCATTTACGGGAATTTCTAAAGTATAGTAACACTTCTGTGCTTCAATATTTTCTAAGTCTGCTGGACCTAAAAACAACGCACATATACCAGTTGCAGGCAACTGTAGTGTCAGTGCTTTTTGAATAAGGATCTCATTTCCTTCGTAGTTAAGAATTCTACAGGTGATGCTCTTTCCAGTAATATCGACGGGTTTTTGTTCCTGATTGAGGAATTGGAATTGAAGTTGATTGTCAACTCCTTTATGCAATGTTAATGGTTTTGCGTAGACTGGCATATATTTCCTTGGTGAATAG